CTGAAGATGGCGGCTACTCACGCCGCTGTCCAAGGTTCGGTCGAGGCCTTCCCGCGCCTAGGGCCTGTCGCCCTCGCCTCCTCCCTCCCGGCCCGGATTAAATACCCGGTCCTGAAGGTCGATGACGAGGGCGCCGAGGGGGGCTTCACGAAAGTGGAGATCCCTGATGGTTACATGGAGGAGGGTCAGCTCATGGGTCACCCCCTGAGCTTCCCTCTCCTATGTGTCATCAACCTCTCGGCCTTCCTGGTGTCGCTTGACCGTTGGGAGGAGACCCTTATCAGCTCTGGGTCTTGGTCGGATGGGTTTGAGGAGGTAAAGGCTTGGCTTGCACGTTCCGTCATGATTAATGGCGATGACGTTGCGAGCCTGATGCCCCGCTCCCTCTACCCTATCTGGGCCTCGACCTGTCGAGACGTTGGTCTTCTCCCTTCCGTCGGGAAGAATTACTTCTCTCCCGACTGCGTCCAGATTAACTCGCAGATGTTTAAACTTGACAGGGTGTCGGGGCTGATGCGGCGACAGCACTACCTCAACCAACGTCTCATCACTGGGATGTCGGTCAAGGCCGGGGACTCCTTTGCGAGCCCGACCGAGGTGGCGCGTGAGCTAAACCGCATCTGCGACCCGGACGGGGGTTCGCCTTGGATTGCTTCGTGCATCCCTGAGGCGATGTCTCGTTGGGCGGACAAGTCCGTCTACGAGATCTCCGGTAAGTCGGTGGGTTCTCGCGTTCCCATCCGGCCAAACTGGTTCCTCCCCGTCCACATGGGTGGCATTGGCCTCGACATCCGTCTTGCGACAGAGGAGTCGTTCGTCACGCGTCCTCAGCGTCTTCTGGCGCGGAACTTCCTCTCCCCTCAGGGATTGGGAGCTACGCTCTACCTCATGAAGGGGGGTACTAAGTCTACGTTGGCATCTAAGGTCCTTTCGGACCTTCGTGCCGTCGACCGTGTTTACGGTGACTTCGTCCCCAACTCCAACCAGTCCCTTCGGGACGTGGACGGTGTCTTCGAGAGGATGACGCTTTACGCGCGCTACGGCTACCGAGCCGACCCGATGAGCCTTCGACAGCTCTCGCAGTCCGCTCTCGCCGTGGACTGGAGGAGTTCCGTCCGCCCCGTCACGATCGAGGAGATCGCCGCCCACTGGCGGTGTCAGCTCTTCTACCGGACGGAGCGGCTTCCGGCCCTCCCCCCACTCCCGGCCATCTCGTCGCAAAATCGGGCACCCGAGTTGCCTCCTGAAGTTCTCCAGGAGATCGACCGAGTATACACCCTGCAAGGCACAGGGGTTTTCCATGGGTATGACCTGCAGTTTGATCTGCCGCCCTTGGAGTACCCCTGGCAGGGTGTGCCCGATGGGTCCTTTGACGGACTCGTTACCATCCCGCCCCTCTTCGGTGGCTCGGTCTATCGCGGCGCTCGGACTGTCAAGTCCTTGACGCTGCGTCTCGTCAAGCAGATGAAGCAAGCTGCGCAGATCCGCGATCCAGCGGTTCGCGCGCTAGCTCTCAAGGTGAGGCTGGAGTTCTTTAGGGATCTCTTTACCTCGCTGGACGAGATGAGGAAGACTGAGCGGAGGGGTGGGTTTGTCTTCCCGAGTGAGCAGCATCCTCAGCTCACCTCGGGGGACCTCCTTCTTTAGGGGGTGCTTCGGCACCCTCTCGCTCGGGCTCCCTGCAAGGGGGGACCCGGGAAGCCGGAGCAAGACCGGTTATGGGGTTTGGTAGTGTAATTGACCAAAACGGTTTCCTGACTGATGGAGAGTTGGGAAGTAAACTTCCGTACTAAACAAAATGTCAAGAGACTGCACGGCTCATCCGCGTATGATGCTGGGGATCTTTAGTGTGTAGAGAACGCACCCTCGACCTCTCGGAGGCGAGAGTCCCCAGCTCCCTAGAAGCGGTTGCTACCAGATGTACAGTCCCGGAATGGTTCCCGGTACCCCATACTGAACCAACATCGAATTCCAACGATGTCCAAACAAAAGAAGAAGCAAATGGTTTCGCCTCAACCTAAGCAGGCACGCAAGAACAAGAATAAGGCTAAGTCGGC